ATGATGTTGATGGGTTGTCCCGGTGGCAGATTGATGGTTTGAGGCGGAAGGTTTACGATGACCGTATCCGAGCTTACATTGGTGTTGCTTAGCGTTAGTATTCCGCTGTTTCGCAGGTCAAGGTATATCCCGACAATGGCCAGGATGCCGATTAGTAAAACTATGTTTCCGAGGTGGTTCTTCATAAGAATGCCGCACTCAAAGGCGAGCGCGGCGATTCAACCAAATAAAACGAAAACAAACAGCTTAATTGATCTTCTTGTAACCTGAACGGATACCTATGATGCCGATGGCTGTCAGTATCAGTTCTGTTGCTTTCACGATGTCCAAGGTTTTCCAATAGTGCATCAGACCCAGAACGATGAGGCCAATCGCGGCCCAATAAGTTTTTGATTCCCACCAATTTTTCATTTTAATACGATGTTACCTGTTAGAAACACTTGTACGGATTCGAGGCGGTTTAAATGCCCATCTAAATTTACGACTTTTAAAATTGTATCGCAAAAGTTTCTGATGCCGATTGGATCGCCACAAGGTACATAGGCATCTTTGTAGCCTCTGCCTTCGACCTCGTATATGACTGGCTTGTATTTGGTAAGCATATACAGGCCGTTCATTTGTCTGGTCAGGTACATTTCCATGCTATTGCCTGGCTGATAACTGTGTGCGATTCCACTCGGTGGCTTCCCGAAGCCTGTCGATTTCCTCTTTGTGGTTGTCGATTCTGGCATCATGCTTTATCACCAGCTCATGGACTTTATCGACTTTGCCTGTCAGTGAGCTGAATTGATAGGCCGCTATTCCCAGCATGGCCCATGTCACGATGTTTTTGAGCCAACCGATATCATTGATGTTCCCCTTTGTAGTCATAGTCTTAGCACGGTGTCATGTCACAAACATCATTATTTAATGTTGAACCAGACAATAGTTGGAATGTTCCAGTTAATAATGAAGGTGAATAATATAAATCATTGAATGTAATGGTAAAGAAACCACCACCATCATCGGTAACATTAACTGTTGCCTGTGGCTGATATTTTGTAAGCATGTTTACTAATATATCCTCAACCGATTGCGCTCCTAGACTAAAATCTATTTGACCCCCCCAGTTAACAGGATTAGCTGAAATAAAAGAAAATGCTAATTCCATCCATATATAAGGTGAATTATTCCACCTTATTGAGCCTGTAGTCAAGCAACCAAATCCGCATGCTACATTACCAAAAGGAGGATTATAAGTACCCAGATTTGGATCAGTCACAATCAAATCAGGTGGCGCAGTTGTTCCTATATAATAGAAATTAATAGCATTTCCAACATCATATATTCCACAGAATCCATAAGTTCCATCCAATACCGCATAACCACCAAATGAAGCAGCGCAATTGTTATAATCATCTCCAAATCCATTGAAGTCCCAACCTGGAGTAGTAAAATTATTACAGGAAACATCTCCAATTTGACCAGTAGAGAACATACAAATAGGAGCATTACCACCAGGAGCCAGCCCGATTATCTGTTTCCCCACATACGATTTACAGCAGTCAATATTCATTTTTCAGACAGTTTTGAAGGCAAGTTACATCGCCTTTGATTTCACAATTAAAGTCAATAGCCAGATAGGCGAATCGGTAAACCTTGGTTTCATCCAACAGCACTCCTTTGTTTTCAGCTTCCCAAATAGTGACTGAATCGGTGTCATAACCTGATACCGCGCAAATCACACTTACAGCATCCATAGCTGTGGCGGTTGACTGCATATCGGACTGAAGCACCCCAATCAGCTCGGCAGCCACGATATCATCCACTAGTGGCGAATCCTCAAGCTGCGATTTGGGAACAGCCACCACCAACCGAAGTGGGAAGGTAGCCGTGATCATCTGAACCGTATCGGTGCAGCTGGTGAGTCGCGTGGCAGTCCTATCGATTTGAACCGATACATTACCGCGCTTGCGGATATAGGCTGTGCCGTTCTTGTCAAAGTTCTGTACATCTACATAGCCTGCCTTCAAACCCTTGTAATACATAGGGCGCAGTGTTCCATCGGTACGCTTGATGATTTCGCAATACTCATAGACCATATCGAAATACCCGGTACTCATCAACTTATCCGATATGTCACAAAATAAATCGTTTATCATGCTTTGCTTCCAAATAATTTAGCGAATTCAAATTTAATATCTTCAATAAAGTTCTCGACTTCTTGATTTGTCAAGGCGAATATCTTACCGTATCGAGACTCCAAGCCAGCGACCTTATCGATATTGATGTTTCTTTTCAATTGGACTGCATATTCATGAGGTCCTAATTGGGTTGGAGTTGGAACGGCTCCATTCTCAAAGTCGGATTTAAGGTCTCCGCTTAACTCAAGGTTCACAAAACCGCCTCCAGATGGCTTGCCTAATGCAGCCTTGTAATCCTTGTAAGAATCCAAATAAACAGTTACATGAGGCTTGCCGTTCTTGAACTTGGTATCTCCATTCTTGCCTCTAGGAGTTCCAAGTTTGGAACCACCAAAAGCCTTCTTGGGATTAAGATAAATTGGGTCTGATGAGTTATACTGACCAATCGCACCGCCATCAGCATTTCCTCCTTTTGTGAATACCCTAAGCGAAACTTCCGCCACCGAGCCATAAGATGCCAACCGAAGCGGAACATCATTGGCTTGAATCTCAAGCAATGCCTGTTTAAGCTTTAGGTTGAACTCTTCAATGGTCATGGCAGGGTTATCTTATGTCTGATGGGTGTATTGCACTGGAAGCAACGGTTGTTTGGCAGCTGCATATTGCCTAGCCAATTGCCCATGATTTCCTTGTATTTGTTCACATAGAACGAATGGCGTTCCTTCAACTGGTCTATGTTGATGGTATGGTGGTTGGTAGCGCGTTCGCCTGAAGTGTTATAGGCTGCATCAGCCACTAGGATTTCAGCGGTCTTGTAAGCCAATGGCAGGGCAAGGTTTTCAGCATGGGAGCAAATCCAACTCATGTGGTCGCAGGCGATATCATAAACCAAGCTCATACCAGCTGAATGGTTCAATCCTGTTACATTGTCATCATAAAATGCACCATTGACCTCGGCACCAAAGGCGGATACATAGCTGTTGTTACAGCTGATTCTACCGCAGCAAAGACCTGATTTGATTGGGGTGGTATAAGCTCCGATGCCTGTGCTATCATAACCGATGAATAAGTTCAATGGCTGCTTGTCGGATAAATATGTCTTATGCAGATAACCGCGAGAAATAACTCCAGCGGTTGTGTTGATGTCAATTGAATCCAAAAGTACATTCTGCCTCAAGTCCCAAACTTCCACAGTGACCGTGGTGGTCTGGTCAACCAAAAGGCTTATTTCACCGATGCTGACTTTGTAGAAAGTATCTGATTGGTTGAAGCTCATCTCTATTCCGCGATAGTTGCCGTTACCAGCGATCACGGATTGAGTGCCGTTATATATGCCTAAACGATGCGAATCAACCAGGCTCGCAGCGTTGTATTGTCCTTGGAAATAGTTGTAGATGGTTTGAGACATCTCACGCACGGCATGGTCTACCCTTGCGTTGAAATACTCTTCAGCCGTGCTGTATTGGCTTGTAATGAAGCTCTCGATGTCATTCAGGCTGACGCCGACATCATCGATGTAAATCGAGCTTTTGGGAGCAGGGGCGTTACATAGGTCCCTGACTTGAATAAGGTCTTTGAAACACTCCATGCAGATATGATTAAAGGGAGGAGCCTTTACAGCCCCTCCCAATTAATGAATGAAACTGATTACTAATTGTTAACTCCGATCAAGTTCACGAAGTTCACACCAGCTGAAGGACCAGAACAGATCAAGTCAGTTGGCAAAGCAACAAGCTTGGTGGAAGTTTGCATGGTCATGCTGATCTGACCGCAGTTGTTTGATACGATCAAGTCAACTGGGATGCCGTAGCGAGGAGTGGTCAATGGGATGATTTCGAAGTTGCTGGAAGCACCGGAGGCAAGTGGGCTGAAAGAAGCTTCAGTTCCTACAGTGTACACTAGCAACTGCATGGCTCCAAGTTGAGTCATCAAAGACAAGTTGTTGGAAGCGTAAGCATCAACGATGTAAGGATCCCAAGCAACCACTTTGCCGTAGCGGCCCATGATTCCCATAAGGTCCATGCCATCTACACCGCAGCAACCTACATTCAACAAGTCAGTTGAAAGGTAAAGTTCAGAACCACCAAAGATTCCGATAGGAGCGCAGTAGCCAGTCTGCTTGGAAGCCAAGTCGATTTCAGGCATGAAGTAAGGGTTCAAAGCAGTGCCATTCTTGGTGACTACTTCTTTAACAGCACCCGTTACGTTGGATACATCAGAAGCCCAACCGCCTACCAAAGCAACTGATTCTTCAGCTGTCTTTTGAGCGATTTTCTGTTCGATGGCACCAGCCATTGCGTTCAAACGTGCAGCGATAAAGTCTTGGTTGGAACGGCAGATGTTAGCCAAATCATATACGGAATAAGCCTCGCCGTATTTTACTTTCTGGCAGATGTCCATTGAGTATTCGGCGGAGTTATCACCACCTTGGTTGGTAGCGGCACAGTCCAAGTTGCACTCGGTTACCTCTTCTACGTTGGCAACAGGAATGCCTGAATCGTAGCGAAGGATTACAGTGCGGGTTTTAGCACCACCTGGGTTAACTACCTGGTTGATTCCAGATACGTTCTCAGGTGAGGTAAGCATACCAAGGAACGCTGAATCGCGGCCAAGGGTTGCAACATTACAAGTGGTAAAATAAGAATTAAGCTCAAGCTGCACATCTGGGCAAGCGAGCAGAGTTGAAGAACATGACATGATTAGTATGGATTAAAGATTAGAATTAGTTGAGTTTGCCCTGTTATTGCAGTGGCTTGCAACAAATCCACACTATTGCAGTGGCACGCACCGATGCAAATATAATGAAAAAGGCCGTGATTTCTCACAGCCTTCCTATCTTAATTAAAAGAGTGTTATTTAGAAGCCCTAGGATGGATGCGCTTTCCTGCTGACATTGCCGGTGCTTGTTGGCTGGGCATAGGTCGAGGATTACGGTTGCCAAGTCCGAAGCCTTGGTTTGTTAATGGCACCTGTGGGGCAGGCTTGCCAGCATGGGGATTGGTCTCACCAAGTCCAAGCTCATTGACTATCTCCTGCATCGCTTCCTCGGCAGGCATGAAGTCTCCAGCCTTCACCTTGGATTTGATGCGCTCACCATTACCGTTCATGATGACCAATGAACCACTATCATCCATGTCGAACTTGAGTCGGTTCTTGAGGATTGACTCGAATCCAGCACGCTCGGCCTCATTGATTTTGGCGCGAAGCTTCAGGGATTCCTTGGCTTTGGAGACCTTATAATCAATCTCCTTTTGCTTCATTGAAGCGGAAATGTCGGACTTGTATTTTTCAAACTCTTCGCCAGTGCTTTTCCAAGCAGATTTAATGTCGTTTTTTTCTTTCTCAATTTTCTGGATGCGCGTTTCGTATTCGCGTAATCGCTCATCTGATCCAAGTGCGGATGATTTTTTGACATCTTCAAGTTGGTTTATATAGGTACCCTTGAGCTTATTCATACCGAGCTGAAAGAGTTCCTCATTCTTCTTGATGGTCTTGGTTTCCTCTTCGGTAATCTCAATACCTTCCTCTTTGAACATTTGCCTGATCTTGGTCATTTGGCTTCCCATCACCTTGCCAGTGATGGCTGATGTCAAGTCGGGGTCTTTGACCACGTTTTCTTTTAGTACGAACTTGGTTTGGAACTGTTCTTTGAATTGGTCGAAGTTTTCCGCTTCGATTCCAGCGAACTCATTCAGCTGCTTCAGGTCTATCATTTGTAGATTGTTTTGGTTTCCGACTTTTTTTCTTTGGTTCTTCGGATGTCGGTTGGTCCGATGTTAAGGTATCAACAGTCGGCTCTGCTGGAGCTGTCTGATTGGTTTCAAGGATTACATATCTGTTGTCGCTTACCTGCACTATTTCTCTGGGTGGGGTTTCAATCAGCACCCATCCACCCGAAGCCATGCGAGCTGGATTGTTGTAGATGGATGGTGGAAGCATGGCCACCCGACCTGTCTTCATGCTTGTTGCTTTCTTTAGATGGTCCATAAAGGGGTGATTTTTATACAAATATAATCATCAAAGATACTATTTTATGATTATAATTGTGATATGGAAGAGAACAATGATAAATTTCAAGGTTGCTTTTGGCCGATAGTAGTATCGTGTTGCGTTATTATTTGGTGGTGGATAATCACATGATACTATCATATTTGATGTTCATGTTGTGTTTGGCACTGCTTTGCTTTGACCAATTCAGCATTAGAAATAAAAAGTAATATATTTGCTCCGTTTGGTCTTTGTTTGGAGCCGCCCCGTAAGGCGGCTTTTTATAATCCTAGCAAATCAGCCTCAACTTGAGTGGGTTCAAAACCCCACTTTTGAATCGCTTCCCTTACCACTGTTTCAGGCACCCTCCGAATCGATACAGGAATGATGGAATGGCGGCAGTTGTATCCACCAGCATAGGAATAAATCGTGCTTGAGTTAGTGCCTGGAATCCTACCTGCCCAATCACCTGCGGTCGATGGCCATTGCTCAATTTCCCTATAGTAAAAATATTGGTTATGTCTTGCTGAACAGAACGGCCTTGTCGTTTCTATCTCACTACCCGAATAGAAGAACCATTCCGCTTCCAGTTCCTCACTGACCGCACTGGTGTAGTTCCTATCAGCGATGGCAAAGGTATCGTGGGCTATCTGCTTGTTGTACTGAAGCAGCTTTCCATCGACCTCATCATCCCCGGTAACTATTGTTTGAAGCTGTTTAACAGTTTCAGTAAAGCCAGCATTGGAACTGATGGCGGTTTCTATATTCTCCCGAACCACATCGGCAAAGCGTTGGTTTCCTATGGCATTGACAAGCAAATCAACCGCGTTTCGCTGGGTAGTCCTTAGCAGCTGTTGGCTGACAGGGAGCGGAGTGAATCCCTCAAAAGTCTTGGCGAATAAATCATTACTGACCTTTGCCTGTTCACCCATCTGCCTGGCATAATCAGTAACTGCCGTAATGTATTCCGAATCGGAAAGAATCTGCTGCATTAATTGCTTCACATCGGAAGCCAAGGCAAGGTTGCTACTATTCAAAACCAAGTTACCTGCCGAGTCCACAGTCAGCTGCCTAAGTATGTCTACTATCTGTGGAAATAGCTTCTTCTGCGCTATCTCTACCGCAGTCAAATACTCATCTGGAACGGTTGTGAGCCGCCGCGTTTTTTCAGCTATCAGCTCACTAATCGTTGCCATTAGATGCCTGCTACAATATTGCTAACCAAGGATTGAGCATTGAAAGGAGCAGCGGTAGTCAGCTGGATATTGGCTGCAATGTTCTTGGCGCGCTCAATCAACTGAGCCAACTGCGTTTCAAAGTCCTGCTCGAAGAATGCTGGGTTCTCCATCATCAAGCTATTAACCAAATTGATGGCAGAGTCATGCAGAACGACCTCCCATTTATCCACCAAGCCCTTGGAAAGCTTCAGATTAATCTCATCCAAAGTCATGGTAAGTAATCGGTCGGCTTGGCTGATCAGGTTGAATATCTGCTGACCCTGCACATCAGGATAGTATAAGGTCTGCAAGTATTTATAGATGATAGACTGAATAACAAACGGAGGCTGCTTAGCCATGATGGCTTCATTGATCTGAGCCAAGTAATCGCTCTCCAAATAGAAGTCATAGTTCACAGGTCGCTTGATGGTAGGCTGGCGGTAGTTCTCACCATATCGCATCAGTCCAACCATATCGATGCACCATTGGTACATATCGAACAGTTGCATACAGTTCTGTTTGATTCCAGCGATGAGTGCCTTTTGGTCAGATGCCGCCTCGGTAGCCGTGATGCCTTCACCGCCTTGTACCTTGTTATTAGTTTTCTTGAGGTGTAATATGTCATAGGCTTGGTTCATGTTATGGGCAATCTCCTCACGCAGGAATCGGGGCGTTTCAGTCGATGGGGCAGCATAGAATATAGCCGAATCGGGACTGATGTTATCGCCTTGAGAGGTGCTTGTCTGAGGCTTTATAAGCAAGGTTCCATAAGGACTGATTCGGTCCTTTAATCCTGATCCGCTACACTCCGAACAGATGCTCTTGGAACCATCCATGCGGTAATGGAATCCACCATCGCAAGTCAGATTCTCGCCATCTACCCTGATCTGGAACTGGCAAGGGTCTCCAATCATTACACGATATGGATAGGTGCAGGTCGGCTTGATTCCACGAAGCAAGGCCGCATCCAACAGAACCTCATCCAATACATCCGTAGCGTATAGGAACGGACTCTGCTGCATCATCACCTCATCGATTTGAATCGATATGCCATCAACGCGCTTGACTGGAAGCATACCTGTGGCATGGTTGAAGTATGGCACCAGCTCAAACTGATAATCCACCTTTTTACCAACTTGAACAGCCTTGTAAATCCACTCATCATCAAAAATCAGATAGACTATTCCATCCATCACCTCCTTGTTATTGTATTCAACTTTGGAGCGTTCATCACTTTCAATGATGGCGAATTCCTCATCAAATGCCAGCACTCTGGTAGTGTGGTAAAATTTGGTGTAAGGCTCAACCAATTCATCAGGATTCAAAACTTCCTCGCCTTCGATTTCAACGGTGTCGAGTTCATAAGGCATGACCGCTACCACTCCCATCGCATCCATCAACTTCAATGGAGGCAGGAAAGTGAATACGAAATTATCCAAGCTGCCATAGACTGGAAAGTCCTGATCTAGGTACTTGGCTAATGTGGTATCGCTGTTGACATATTGGTCAGCATCGGGAGCATAAGTGATGCTCCAGTTATTCTCATGGTAAGCTCTGCCATAGGTATCGACCATGTCCTTGAATACCTGGAGAGTGGTCTGCTTGAAGTTGGCTCGAACATATTCGAATTCCTTGGGAGTCTGGTTGGGAGCATTCTTTGCAAACAGCAGACTTGGGAAAACCCCTTTTTGAGCATGTATCCTGATTTGGTCAAGCCATTTCACCGATAATACATAGCCGGGAAAGAAGTCAGGAACATTCTGCGATATCTCTTCTTCTTGTCGAAAAAGTGATATGCCTTTGGACTTCTGCCCTTTATTACGAATCGATGTAATTTCATCGACCAAATAGGATAACTGCTCAGGGGTTAACATTAGTACTTGGGTTTAGTGGGTGGCTTCGGCCTAGTCCTAGGCTTACTACCTCCGCATGATGAACATCCTTTCATGATAGTGTAGTTATATAAGAGTTAGTGAGGTCAACCGAAGTACCTGAACCGAGCAGAAGTTTGGCAGATATTGGATAGTCGAATCTGCGCTTTTGGAGGGTTCTCCAATTGGCCAGCACTGGTCGATAACCTTTGTAATACCTGCTTTTGAATTCCACATCCTGTTCAAAGTAATAAGAGTAATGATGATACTTTTGCGGTAAGACCTTGTAACCATCCTGCCCTTCCATGATTGGCGGTTCGTGGGTTTTAAACTTCTGTCCATGCCACCACCATAATCGTGTACTAATGCCATCGCCCCAAGATCCTTTCCCCACCAACTGCCTTCCATCGCTATCCTTGCAAAGATAATGATAAAATTGAAAGCCTCCAGCAGTATTTGAGCCACTACCAAGCATAGTTTCAGCCTCGGTCAAGTCCGATTCAGTCCACTGCTCATCGGCATCAACCTGCCAAAGCCATCCATTAGGATTGCCTTGAAGCAACTCGATTCCTTTGTTAACCTGAACATCCTTGCTCGGCCATCCTGTTTGGGATGTGGCGAATAAGACTTTTGTAGGATATTGACTTGCCAAATCTTGACAAGTCTGAATTGTTCCATCGGTACTTTGCGATGGAGGTCGGATGGGAGTACACCAAGCCGTTGAGCCACCATTGCGGCTGAATCCCTCCACAATAACCCATTTGTCGAACATGGAAACCATGCGCTCAGCAAAGTCCTTGTGAAGCAGATGGTGCTTCGCGTTGTAAACTATGGTTAAGGCGTATCTCATTTAATGTAATAGATGCGACTGCCGAAGCCCTGATCTGTTGACCATATCAGGTCACAATCCACGGTCTTAAGGCTTTCACATGTATGGTAATGCTTGACATGATTGGTATCATCCAAAGCTAAATAGAAGCCTGGTTCTACCCTCTCCATTAGATATTTGAACTCAATCAGCCCCATGTGACCGGCACTGTCCAAGATGACCAAATCAGGTTTGAAGTCAAATTTAGCCAAGGCAAAATGAAGCATCTCATCTGGCACCTTGAAGCTTACTTCTTGTCTATAGAGAATGTCCCTGTTATGGTCAAGATGGTCAATAACGATATCATCAGGAACATCGAAACTAATATCAGTGGGAATATCAGAACGCTTAACAGATAGACCAAGAAGGAAAGTGATAATCGAATTACGATGTTTCTTTCTTGCAGCTTCGTAGTGGCGTGGGTTAACTTCGATAGAATAGACTTGCTCATCTCCCACCAGAGCATTAGCAATGCCTTGGGTAGTTCCCTCACCAAGATAGCTGCCCGTTTCAATGATTTTTTCAAGCTTCTTGGTTCTGATGAGGTCGGTGATGGCATCTGTGAAGTCATTGTGCGCTCCCATGCCATTCGGCATCAAGTGCTGGGCTATCTGCATTTCATTATCTTTTTCATGGTTTCATAGGAGCAATTAACCTGCATCGAATCGCCATTGATGAAGAAAATCAAAACCACCTCATCGCTGTTATCGTTGTAGGATTTATGGAATGAATACACATTCTCCAACGCCACCATCACCTTGCTTTCGGTGAACTTGTCAATTCCCATCTCATCAAGCTTCTTGTCGCTTAGGGTGATATCAAACTCTTGCCAAATCATATCTCTGCCAGTTTTTAGTCAATATGGTCCTATCGGATTGATGAGGTACTTTATCGGTTATATAGTAATGAAGCTCGGCATTTGTATCGATGGCATCGACAAAATTGGCCAAGCTCGAATCTATGCAATGGATGGAAGCGGCCCCTTCTAGGACTTTCCTCCAATCAAAAATTGTGAAATCGCCCACCTTTTCAAACTTGACCATATGGTCTGAAACCAGAATATCAGCAGGACTGCCGTAGTCACTATTACTGTGAAGGACATGGTAAGGCCTACTACTATCAATTCCCAAAGCATCATAAAGGGCCATTTCAGATATTTCATTTCGGTCGTATTTAAGGTTTCTCAATTCAGTCAAAGGCACTCCTGCCAATCGGTATTTGTATGTGACAAAGCTATCCAAGTTTCTGCGCTCCTTTATCCATCGGTAATGGATTGGACTTTTTTGGTCTATGCCAAAACTCAAATCAATCACCTTATCATAATTGCCTCGGTCTGATTCAGTCGGCTGGACATAATCGGCATAAGCCAGCAAGGAATGGTACTGCTTTGGACAGTGCCAAAATACATCAAATCCACGCTCATGATACCAATTGGCAATAGGTAGGACTATCAATAAGTCACCTACTTTCCCCGGTTGCTTGATAAGTAAACGCTTCTTTTTGTATAAATCAGCCTTGGTTGTAGCTACTGGCAAAGTAGCACCAGGCAATCTGTTGCGCTGCGTATAGCTTCGTTTATTGGATAAATGAAGATGGTAAGTCTTGATGTCCTTGCTAGGGTTGATGGGCTTCAATCCAGCCTGTGCGATTTCATAAGCCAGGCGATTGTCGCAGGCAGGCAGCCCCATAGTGAAATCAACATTTTTAAGCGTTGTGGGCTTCCCTTTCCATATCCAAGTGTCTTGAGTCCATTCATAATCGAATAGCTTGCTATTGCCGTTGTGAAGCACATCCCAGCGACTCAAGCAAAGTACCTTACCTTGCATCTGAAGCGATTTGATATCTTCAATTTCGCTGGTGAAGTAGATATCAGAATTGGTCAAAATGTAGTAATCCGCCTCGACCGATTGCATGAAGCTGATGAACTCTGTGTAAGTCGGTCGGTCATAACCTTCCACATTTACCACCTTCGGATGATCCCAAGGTGCGCCAAGATTATAAATCACATCTATGCTTGGACATTCGCAGTTGAGATTCATGACCTGCCTTAACTCACGTTGCCTGTCTCCAAACTTCTGCTCAAAATAGCTCGTAAATACCGCCACCTTGCCTGGAAGCTTGACTCTATTGTTATCGCCAATCTTGGCAATCGTTGGAGGAACCAACTTGGTCTTGGGTGAACTGATGTTGGCAATCTTATCGCTTCGTAATATGTGGCCTTTAAAGTTGTGGCGTTGCCCTCGACCTGATTGAATCTTCATTAAAGCCCTATCGTAATAGTCCCAGTACATCGGCTTGATGTTGGAACGGTTGCCGAATAGGCTTAAGAAGGTATAATTCTGAGCGATTTCATGGGGTCGCTTGGCTGCCGTGTTGCCGAAGTACATGGATGACTCACCGATATGGTGCCATTCACCCATCCTTGCCAAAGCGATATTCAGATAAAGCTCATCAGGCTGACCACCTCCCCACTTGTTTCGAAGCCTCTCCAAAGGTATCGGACTGTCCATCTCAGCCTTGAAAATGCCATACATCTGCTCTGTCTTATCACACTTGCGAATGTATTGGATACTGGATTGGGTGGCAGGGAACTTAGTCTTATGGTCAAAGCCACAATGCTGCCAAATGTCCTCGCGATAAGCCCACCACATTTGAGGCAGGATGTTCGGACTATTGATGTCATAGACCTCATTGATGAAGGTCGCATAATACGCCTGTGAAGCATCAAGCCTATCAAACAAAGGTTCGACAGGCTGCATGCAAATACCATCGACATCCAAGAATAAAGTGGAATCGAATGGTGTTAAATCATAAATGTCCGCTTTATACCTACCGGGGTCTGAAGGATCGCCATCCAAGGTCTCAATGGTGTCAAACATCGAGCGGTCGGTGACTTCCTTCAGAACTCGTTCGGTAGCTATAAGGTGGATGGGTATGCCAGGGCTGTGGTGCTTGATGGACACCGCGAGGTTGTGGGCCATGAATCCATAGCCCCTCTTTCCCCACGCCATCAGCAAGATGCCTCTGGTCATAGTTCCACTGATTATGCGCTAAACACTCCTGTTGGGGTAGGAATCAAGCTGATGTTACCTTTATAGGTAAAGGTCAACTCAAAACGTGCTGGCTCCTCATCAGTGTCCACGATGACAGCACCACCTGTAAAGGCGATTTCACCATCAAGATAAACTGACTCATCATCGAAACCAGTCTTTGGACATAGACGCGCAACGGCACCAGCGATTGTATAACCGCTTGCCAAGGTTGTCCAGAAGTCAAAGTTGGTGGTGTTCCACGAATAGTCGATGATGTTACCGCTATAAGTGATGTTAAGCACCTGTGGAAGACCGCAAGCAGTGGTCTTAGGTGACAAGGTCGCTTCACCTTGACCAATACCCATACGGATTTGCTGAACCAATTTAGCATCGCCAGCAGCGATTAGGGCATTGATTTCAGTACCATCGGAAGGATCGGTAAGGTCGTTACCGCAAAGGATGAGGACTACTTCGGAAATACCAGAAGGGCGTGGACCTTTACAGGTCAACGTGGCTACTTCGTGATCGCCAAGAGCCTCGCAGTTGTAATTCAAACAAGTTGCCATGAGAGCAATAGATTTTTTGAGTTTAGATTGAGTTCTTGGGATTACTTAATGCCTCACCCGATTTGGCACCAGTTGTTGCAAATATAATCAATTAAATGTGCCGATTGAACTGTTGGCCTTTTTCTTTAATACGCAAGTTGATGACTGCCGTAGCCAAGCTATAGGAACCATCGCCTTGCCAATTAGGAGAGTAATCTTCAGGCTCGGCCACATATTCCACTCCTAAATTCTCGGTGTCTCCTATTTGGAAATGGTCGCAGCTTATGATTGCAGCCATCGCATCATGGAAGGTTTCGGAAGCGAATCCTGTATGAAGCTGCCAATACTTTTCTACTTCGCTATAAGCCACCCTAGCATTGCCTGTGCCACTTTTCATAACTGTGGTGGACTTGGGGTAGGTCGGAGCGATGGAACGAATCTCAGCCCTCTGCTGTAATCTGAAGCCTGTGTTTACAAACTCAAAGCCGAAGCTTGGCTGGTCGCAATAACCGACTATCATCTTGGTTCGTGCGAATCCATTGGAATTATATTGAATGCACTCGCTTGCATAAGTAGCTTCGAAAGGTTCAATTTTTTGAAGGCTTACATTATCAATTGTAATACTTCCTTCCACATAATTGAGTTGGATATAATTCGGGTCGGTCTTGCCGAAGTTTGCAAGAATCCAATAATTACCGCCTGTGGATACCAATGTCTGCGTATAACTATAAGTTCCAGCAGCACTTTGATAAGCAGGAGTGGTTGCATTAGGTTGGTTTAAATAGGCTTTGGCTGATATTCCCAAATCAGTGCTGGAAACTATTTCCCATTCAGTTTGATATGTTCCGGCAGTAACTATTGGATTGGCAGGCTGATAAAGCAAAGCCACGCCTGAATGGTTTGTCTTAACCACCTTTACATCATCAATCTCGCCATCAAATAAAGTGGAAGGAGTGAATATGATATCAACAGAACCGCTTTGCTTAGGTCCATAGAATTGTATGAATGTATCATTACCCTTCCAGGTATATGTGGTTCCTGTCGCATTGGTTCCAAGTTTAACAGTTATGGTTCCTGCAGTCCAATTGCTAACAGTAAATCCTACCCAATAATTGAACCCCAATCCCGGTGGAGGTGGGGCAGGAAGCGTTAAGGTTTGGAACATCGTTCCAGTGTTGCCAGGAGTATGCACAGCCTTGCCACCTGCAATGGTCCATCCTGCATTGATAGTCCAAGCCGCACCGCTGCTGAAATTACCATTTGTGATATAATCAGTGTCACCGATTCCAAAAGGATTGAAGTTCATTTCCAATTGGTCGGCTACAATGGAATATTGGGTTCCTGAATTGTTCTTTATCCAATCAGTAAAGCCTAAAGCGAAATCAGGATTGGTAACCAAATTGTCCGAAGTTACTATGCATTGGTCATAAACATTCAGCGTATAACAGCCATCAGCCAGCTCATAATCATCGAACGAAAAGCCCAAAGTCACATAATCCTGATAATAACTGAAGGCATCGGAAACATCATATTCATTGCCATTCGAATCTATTATCTCGGCACTGTAATCATTGCGAAGCTTGTAAATAGCCAAGCCAGTTATACATCCATCAAAATCAGATGTTGCTGAAATGCTTATAACTCCTGCTAATGTCGGAGTGTTCCAAAAAGTGAAAACCCCATTAGTGGTTATAGCTCCAGTATTCACATCACTTATATTGACCGTTACTGAACCAGCGGTTCTGCTTGATACGGTTATCTCAAGCTTGTAATAACTGCCAGCATCCAAATAATTAGCCACGGTTTCCTCCAAATCGCCAATCTCACCAACTATGTGGCAAGCCTGACCATCGGAAAGAATCCATGAATCATTGTAATCCCATTTGGCAAAGTTTATAATCTTAACGCTGACATTGGTAACGCTGCCAGTGAAGTTGTTGGCGGTAAAGAAAGTAATCGTTTCAAATCCTGTGGCATTGAACTGCAAGTCGAACTCATAGCTTCCAGTAGTTGTTATCGCTGGGGTTTGGGTCTGCAATGGGTCACCATAACCAAACAAAACCACGAACTCTCCATTGGTGATGACCGTATCAAAGCTTATGCGGTAAACCAATCCAGCAGTTAAGGATAGGCTTGACTGCTCCAACAAAGCACCACTTCCATTCAAACAATCCATTTCGGTGTTCCCTGCATCCCAAGTCCATTCGGGATCATAAGACCAAGTGGCAACAGGGTCTACATTGAAATCACCATTTGTAATTAATTCCGAGCCTAAGGCATAGTCATCAAACTCTGGGTCGGATATCTCTGACTCATTACAAGGAGTCTGATAGAACTGACTCCAGACAGTATCGCCAACCGTTACAGGGTGGCAATATCGCTCCGAACCGCATTGGTAGTTGTTGGGAGCATCAGGGTCAGGAAAGTATGGCTGGAACTTATTGCGTAGTAATGACATTATTGGTGACTAATTTTATCTGTGTTAAACCTGTCCAATCATTGCGCTTCATGGTATCAATCCATCCGATTCGCTGTTGGTTATCTTTTTCAAAAATAAACAATGTTGTTGGTTGTGATACTATGTTTAGCCAATCAGTTTGGCTGATATCGTAATCAAATGTGTATTCATAACTCTCAAAGGTGCCTTGATTGGGAACGGTCAAGGTTATGCCCGAAGTAGGAATACCTGTGCAGGCGGTAATCGATTCGGCTTGAGTAAAGATATTTACAAATGGGAACCTTGTACATCCTGGCCAATTCCAATTGGCCCAAGGATTGCCAGATATCTGATAGCCGAAGTTGGGATGCAACGGTAAGGCTTGGCTGAATATCGCTCCTAATGGGAAAGTACCAGTTAAATTATTGCTTGCAAAATTTACCCTTTTATAAATATTGGCCTCAATACTATACTCGGCATAATCAGTAGAAGCCATATCCACTACATAATTAATCCCTAATTGGCTTGAATTCATCCCGGTCGATACAATGGTCTGAGCCGATTGGGTTGAAAGCAAGTTATTTGCAGCATCATAAATCCTGATGTAAGCTTTGATATACAACACATCCTGCATATAGATGTTTGAATAAGAACCAACAGGCAAACCAGGACCAGCCGTAGTTATGGTAAAGTTTGAAAAGCAAGCCTTTAGATTATCGCACTTAAAGACATAATTACCAGCAAAGCTATGCGTTCCATTGGCATTGGCTGTGTATCGGCCTGTGATTGCACTGTATTGACCTGCATTGTAGTTGCCAGCTGAAGTCAAATCCCCAAAGGTTAGTATCGTTTCGGGTAAGGTTATGTAATTGGCAATGTATTGCGGATCGGTGCTGACCAATATAGTCTCACTGCCTTGGCTTGCTTGGAATCCACTGGTTCCGACAGTCAAGGTATTGAATAACGTAGTTTGAAGCGAATTGCCGTAATTGGCAAGCTTCTGAAGGTTGCTCAGATTATAGTTGTAATATCTGGCATTTGGGCAACTAATATTCGGGGGAGTCCAAGGCGAATAAACCACAGCAAAAGCGGTTTTTGCGTTATAATCGATATTGTCGCATTCAATCAAAAACAAATCATCATCATAACCGCTTACCCCACCATTTATCTGGTCATTAACTGCGTTGTTGGATATCTTGAACTGATTCACTAAATCCAACTCGTTATCAATATTGCACTGTCCTTTTGGAGTAAATGTCTCTTCGCCAAAGCTGTAATAACTTACACCGGGTATGGTATAAACCTGATCTGCACCTACAGGATTATAATCGCTGCCAGCATTTACAGTTCCATACAAATTATCCTCCCGAATATTGGATTCCAAATCCTTAATATCCAAGAACTCAAACTGATTCAATCCTGTGAACAAATCCGATGTTTTCTCCATGATCATGGTCGGATTGGTTGAGTCAGTGGTATCTATGAAAAAGCTTAAGTTGAATATCTTGGATAGCTCATTGAATAGAGCTGAAAAGCTAACCCTGACTGATGGCGAAGCACCTTGATTCTGCAATGCAAACCCATCAAATATAAATACTTCAGGTTGAGTCTTAAGGAAGTTTGAAAAGAATGCCACCTTACCATCGCTAATCGCATATACCAAATATTCCAATACATCATAAACCCGATAACCTTTAGCAGGAGTAAGCAAAGGACTACCATCGCAGCCTACAAACAGATTGATATCATAGACAGGAGCTGCGTTTATAAGAAATCCATTCTTGGTGGTAGGCGATTGGATATCGTATTTGATGGACTTGTTATTGTTGATGTAAGCATAGAAGCTATTATCCTGAACCTTGCATTTCGCAAAGGCTCTATGCAAATCGAATCGAATCGATGGCACCTTGATCACTCCAATGTAAATCTCAATGGTTTGAGTTGGGTCGCTGTCATCAATTATCCTAATGCCAACCTCTTGACAGGATCCAGAATCAAACTTGCTTTTAAGATAGCTGTAACCGCTTATCTCAAGTGGGTTAGGAGCATTATTACCGTTATAAGACAGCTCCACATCCTGCGTAACCAGCAAAGCACCAAGTGAACTGTTTCGTTTGATGGTTGTTGACAAATCCTTGTCATTCATCGGCTGGTCAGTCAGCTGACCATCAAGGTAGAATCTAAATGCCATCAGAGCAATGTGATTGATAACTCCTGTGCGACATAATCAAAGATAGGCTGGTCATCAGCACCCCAAGTTGATACAATTGCAAAGGTCAACGGTATCCAACCATTGGCCACAATCTCCTCCATAATGCTGCCATCCACATCCTCTTCATGGTGAATCAATTCATAATACACTTGACCAGGTGAGGCGATGAAGTCATAACCAGTATATACTGATAGCTTAAGCACATTCACAGGATGGAAAATCCCTTCTTTCCAAATGTCAAATGATACTATCTCCCTTTCGTTCTGTTGTAATGTCATGTTATTCAATATATATGTATCCGCCAAAAATTGTAGTGGCTGGATTGGTTGGCCATGTCGGGTTGATGAATTTAATCTCAAAATAATCGCCTGCCACCACGGCAATGCTTAAAGCTGAGTTGCTGAATACCCTTTCATTGGTTGCCACAGATAGGGTTGCTATAAGTGTATCGGTTGCATTGTTTAGCCTCACATATCCACTCCATGCTTGATTGGTTCCCGCCGTTCCTGAATAGCAATAAATCTCAGCGCGTTTAATCGTCCCTGCCTTTGGTATGTAAACCTTACTTGTTGCTGCAACAGTCACAGGAGCCTTGGGAAGATTACCAAAGTAAATCGTCTGAGCATCCACAGGAGATGATGTCAAGGCTTGAACTGATAAGGTATAACCCAAAGTAGTCAAATCACCACTACCAAGCAAGGTAGTTCCATTAACACTCTTTATGTTTGTACCACTGACAAGCAAATCCTGCTTGCCATTGAATGTGTTCCAATCAGCACTACTTAAATAACCATCTTGAATTGATGTCGCTTGATTTATTCCAATGGTTCCGCTGGTAGTGATCGTTCCGCCTGTAATCGGGCTGGTGGTCGCTATCGATGTCACCGTACCTGATCCACTTGCAGGAGCCTGATTAACCCAAAGGGTTCCGTTATAAGTCAGAACATCCCCGGTGGATGGAGGCGTGGTGATTAGGTCCACATCGTGAATCTCATCAAGCTCGTAGCCGTTCTGAGGTCTGACCAATATCTGTCCTGCTCCAGCGTTAGACTTCTCAACCACTCCGATATATACCAAGTGGGCAGGAGCATAAGGCTTGGTCGGAGTCAAACCACCAGGAGTCGAACCAAGATAAAGGATATCGCCAGGTGAATATGCCAAGGTGTTAATTCCATCCAATACTCCTTGAGTAATCACCAATCCATTCTGACCTGATAGGATATCCTCCGCAGCCAATCCCAATGTAGTGGCCGAAGTCGCATCGCTAGTGTTATAAGCAAGCTTAACAGTCGCCTTGTTACCACTTGCCCCGAAGAGATAGACAGCCTCACCCTTATTGATTGTTACCGCCTCATCATTCTTCACAAAGGCGAACATCTGCTGACCGATATTGCACCTAACGCTGCTGCTATTAAAGTCATACGCCAAAGCTTGAGTCTGACCGTTATAACCTATTTGCGCAGCCCCAGGACCAATGGTTGGCGTTTGGCTGAACGCTATAAAATCAGCGGTCAAACCAAAAGTTCCTAAATCGACATCATTGGTAGCCCCGGTGTATGGGACAAATCCGCTAGTTGCAAAAGCCGATATCTGATAAGCCTCGATGGTCTGCTTAACTTCAGTGGCAGAAGTCGGAGTCAATACGCCAAAGGTCACATCGTTGTAATCCAATGGAAGTTTCCTAGTTACTCCTGGTCTACCCTTTTCCGAATCGCTCCAATACAAATAGCAGTAATCGCCATCAACGACCATATAGATTCGGAACTTTGGAATATACCAAGTCCTAACCGTATCGGTAATCTCTATTTCAAGCTCACTAAAGTCGGAAATGTTGTAACTCATGCGCGATAAATGTCTCTAATGGGTAGCTTCTTGGCAATCGCTTCGGCTATCTCATCCACGTTCCTGATATATTGACCTCTCTTGCGCTGGGCTTCCAGATCTGATGGGGTTAAGCCTGCCTGATTATAGACAATAGAACTGGCCATGTTATCGGCAAAGCTCTTGGCGCGTTGGTTATCCTTCGCCTCCTTTTGAGCCATCAAAGCAGGAGTGATATAATTCTTATAGACATAATCATCAAGCTTGTTGTCATACATAGCATCGATTATTTCAGAATACTTTTTGGTTTGCCTTGCTGGCAATACCTTGCTATTGGATGGCATGAACACCAACTCCTCACCTTCCTCACCCACTCTGGCAAGGTGGCCTTTAGGACCAGTGTCCTTGGAACCTTTCCGGTATGGGATGGGTTGGGCAAGTACAGCGGCAATTTGTAAAGCTCCAAGAGCTGCAATAAAAGGAGACAGTGCGCCGAATGATGCTAAATTTGAAGGATTTGATAAAGCTATGGCAGTATTCAACCCAATTTCAAATATTGCATTCGCTTTATTTAAAATTGCTTGCTTTCGCTTTTCTTGGTTTATCTTTTTCTGCGTCTGTTCCTCTATCCTTAGTTTTTCTGCCTGCAAAGCCTTTTCGTTGGCAGCCGCCTCTTCTTCACTAATCCTTCTTTTATCTAAATACTCGGCATTTTGCTCCAGCTGTGCATCTATAGACTCCAACTGTGCATCACGTTCCTTTTCAATATCACTAATTCTTTTTTCACTGAATGCATTGTAAATATTGGACAATTCCGCAAACAGCTGTTGAGTGTATTGAAGTTGTTCAAAAAGTATTGCTTTACGGTCTTCAGTTGATCTTTCTGTATTCGTTGTGATATTTTTGTTTAGCTCTTTATTGTTTTTTTCTATAGCATCATTTGTCTTCTTGGTAGCGGTCAGTATCTGGTCATCAGCTTTCTTATTTATAACCTCTCGTTCAGCCGCAGCACCTTCGCCCTCTTTTACCTTGGCAAGTTCTGCCTCCCGGTTATTATTGATTGATGTTTCAAGTATAGCCTGCTCGTTCTTCAATGCCTGATTCAGTGCATTAGTCCTAGCCGTTGCCGCCTCCTTGGCCGTTTCAAAATCAGCCTTACTTATCGCCTCTCCCAAATCCTCAAAGCTCTTAGCCACCGCCTCATTAGCCGCCTCGACCTTGTCAGCCTCAACCACCAATGCCTGCTCAATGTTTAAATCATCCAGCTGCTTAGCGGCCGCTTCAATCCTTTTGACTTGGTCGGCACTGATTATATTCAGTTCGTTCTGCTCATTGAAGTTAGCCAGTGCCAATCGAGCTGCCTTAAGTTCCTCATACTTGGCAATCAAATCAGCCTTTTGCTTTTCACTTAGATTTGCATCTTCTTCAACCAGCTTGATCTTACCTTGTATCTCATCGGTGATGGCCTGCTCGTTCAAATCAGCCAATGCCTTAATCCTATCTATCTGCTCTTGCTGCGTTTCGGCAGGTATTATCTCAATCTTACGCTTGGCCAAATCAGCAGAAAGCTTAGTAATCTCTGCATCAATTGAATCAATAAGTTTCTTTACTTCTTCAGCCTGTTTTTTAGCTTCTTCAGCTGCCTTTGCAGCAACTTCAGCGGCTTTTTCTTGTTCTGCAATTATTTTCTTAACTGCTTCAAGATTTTGCTTTCCAGCATTTGTCTGATCATTTGCTAATTGTAATTGCAAAGCCCTGAGTTCAGTAAGGGACTTTTTCCTTAAGTCATCAGATTTCAAAAGATTATCACTGGATGCTTTAGCTGCTTTTAATGCTTCATCTTCAGTAGGTTTTGTTAAATCTAATGTGTTTTGATATCCTTCATTAAAGGCATTTGCAATATCCTTTCCAGCCTTTGAAAAAGAACCTTGAACTTTTGTTAAACCTGTCTGAATTTTAGCAGTATCAAAATCAGCTATCCCATTTAAAACATCAGCAATACCAGCACCAACAGTAGAAACAGTCTCACCAATCTGATTAAAACCTTCACGAAATACATTAACAACTCCTCCAACAGTAGCTCCAAGCTTAATTAATATATTAAGCAAATTAGCTATTGTTTCATATAAAACCTTTGCAGGGAAAAATGCAGCTTTAAGTATAACCTGAAAAGCTGATAACTCACCATTGGCATCCTTAAGCCTATTCTTTAAACTATCTGGAATAAGATTTATAAGAAGATTACCAAGCTGACTTAATGAAGTTAATACAGGTTGTATTACACTGTAAAAAGTTTGAAAATATTCAATTATTCCTTTACCAACCGCTTCAGTAAATTCACCTAGCTCATCTTTAAAATCCTTTGCTTGACCAGATGCTGTTTTTAATGCATCTCCTGCTGCTCCAGTTTGTTTAGCAACACCAGCTATTACAGCATCAAGATTTTCTGCTTGAGTATTGGTGGCTTTTACCTCAACATTAAAATTCCTAAAGTCACCAGCTCTACCTTGTAATGCACCACCTAAAGCCTGCATTGCACCCTGAACATTCGTGTCGTTTACAGTTGCAAATTCAATTAAAGCTGGTATAGCTCTTTCAACCTGATCAGCAGTTAAACCAAAAGCAAGACCAGCTGCCTGAGCAGCTTTTACATCATCATCACCAAAGAAAGTAGTATCAGCGACCTTTTGAGCTTGTGCTTCCAATCTTGCCAATGCTTCTTCACTTTCACCAGCAATATTTATTACAGCAAATCTTAATTTATTAGCGGTTTCTTCAGCCGCCAAAAAAGAATTAACAGCCTGCTGACCAAATTGAATTAAAGCCTCAGCACTAAAAGCGATACCAAACGCACCAGCAATTTTAGTGAGACCACCTAATAATTGTTGATTGCCACTTTGAGCCTGATCCGCAGCATTCTTATAGCTCGTGCCAAGTGAATCGATACGCTTCTGACTGGCTGCAATTTGGTTATTATACTTTTCAACCGTACTCGAATCAAAAGCAGTCTTTTGGGTGTTCCTTATCTGTTCAAGCTTCTGCTTTTCCTGCTCAAGCAACTGAACGCGCTTCTTGGCTGCAAACTCACTAGCGGTGACAGCCTTCTGTTGCGCCTGGGTATTATCCTTCGTAGCCTTGGTCAGTTCCTCCTGACTGTCTATTACCTTATTAATGTCAGATTCAAGCTGGCTGACATCAGCTCGGTACCTTATGAGTATATCTTCAGTTGCCATGCTGTAAATTTAACTATTTCAGCGTTTAATGGGTGACTTTTCTTTAGGTCGGCTCAACAAAACCTTCTTCACATACGCCTCCATTGCAATCAAATAAGTTTCGCAACTAGCCGACATCATCGCCTCATAGTTCCTGACATCGCCCTCCACCAACATCATGACATGGGTGCGGTGGTCTTCTTGTCGCTCCCTAATCCTTTCGCGCCACGCAAGAATGAAAGCATCCTCTTTAACCGGTCTCTCTCCCGAATCGAGTTGACCAACAATGTTTCCCA